ATTTCGCCAATTAGTTCTGGATAACCCGGACTTGCCATTAAGTTAAACACTTTGGACTCGTCATCTCTAATAGCGTCATTACTGTTAATCATTGCTTGCATTGCTTGCACAACAACTTTACGTTGTGCTTTTGCACCAAAGCTACCTGAACCATCAGCTTGGTTAGCTGACTCAGTTACCCAACGGTGTTTGTAGTATGCACTCATTGACTCGTCACCATTTCTAATGTTGTCAGCTGCTGTATCTACATAGTCTCTAGCAAATTTCTTAACATTAAAGCCTGAACGTCTAGTGTTCCATAACAACATACCTTTTGGATATAGTGCTGGATCTGGAGCATCTGTGTCTAAGTAGCTACTTGCTAGTAAGTCTGCAATAGCACCTGCTGCTGCACTGTTTGATCCTGCTGTGTTGTAACGAGCATCGCCAAATAGTATACCATCTTCTGTAGTTTGATCAGCTTTGTCAAGTAATACCCACTTTAAAGTAGTTCCGTTATATTTGTAAACTAATGGATAGTTCTCTAAGTCTGCTGTGCTAATCCAAAGATCGCCATTTTTAAGTGCTGTTCCATCTGACTGTAGTGTTGGCGCTAGTGCCGCTACTTGTGGTCCAGCTGGGTCAGTCTTATCACCATCGCTGGCTGCAAAGAACGGACTTGTTGCAGCTAAGTATCCTACCCATGTTGTACCATTATGTATCATCATGTCAACTTCGTCTACAATTGAATTGTACCAAAGTGTTCCGTCTGCTGTTAGTGCTGTTGGAGCATTTACACCTGCTGTGTAGCTTAGTACTTTCCAGTTACTTGCAACAAAGTCATTAACTGTGTCGCCTGCTGGAACAGCATATAAGTTAGGTGTTCCTGAGTTAACACTTACATATGCAGCATAACCAACAAGTGCTAATGCACCGCCTGTATCTGTAATACGGAAGTCGCCGCCTAATGTGTGCTTAATTGAAATTTTGTTAGCTGCGTCAACAGTAGCAATAATATTTGTAAAGCCTGCACTGTTAATAGCACCTGCTAATACGTCTGCGTCACTTGAAGCGCCTGTTGCTGTAAATGATACAGTTTTTGCTGTTTGTAATGCCACATTGTTTGCTAAAGTTTCTTGAATATCAAAAGCGTAACTTTGTGCTGAAAGCTGAGTTGCAACAGCTGAACTTGTAATTACAGTAGCGCCTGCTGCTGCTCTATTAAAGATCTTAAATGTTGCTAAATTAATAGCTTCTTCTGCCGCGTTAGTTTGTACATAAACTGCGCCAGCTGCTAAATTAGCACCGCCACCGCTTTTGTCCATTGCATAAAGTGCTGCTTGGTTAGTAGCATGTATCGGAGCTGCAACTTGTGTCCATGTTGCTGTTCCTGTAGCATACTGTTTAACTCTTAAACGAGCACCTAAGTTAGGCTCAGTAGTTTTAAACCAAATACTGCCGCTTGGACGATTGTCGTCTCCAACTTTAAACTGTGGTACACTTGTATGTGTTGCAGTTACTAATGCTGGAATCTTGTAAGTACCTGCTGCAATCTTAACGTCTTCTGCAAGTCCTGAACCTTCTGCAACTACAATAGTTTGTGTTGAAGCGCCAGTGTTGTATAATTCTAATTGACTGTCAACAACTGCTGCTGTAACGCCTGCAATTGATAAGCCATTAATAACACCAACTACACTTGATAGTGTTGTAGCGTTTGATGTAACTGTAACACTGTTAATTGTCATTGTAACACCTGATGCAACACTTGCAACAGCTGCTGAACTTTTTATAGTAGCGTGGCTACCTTTCCAAGCTGCACTTCCGACTATTACCCATGCGCCACTTGAATTTTTATAAAACAACTTATTTACTGTTGTTGCTGCAACAACTACATAATCACCAATTTGGCCAACTGATGCTTTAGGATCGCCTGATACAGCATTACCGACTAACTTTGTTATGTCTGTAATTACAGTTGGAACTTTGTTACTAAAAGTTTGTCCACCTGTTGTAGTAGCTACATTTGAATTCCATTCAAAAATACCAAAAGTTGATGTTTGTGTATCAAACCAACTTGTTCCGTCTGCTGGTGCAGCCGCTGGTGCTGTAGCTGAAGCGTTTAGTTCATTAAGGTCGATGTCTGCACGAACAATATATGCTCTGTTGCTAACACCAAGCATTGAATAAGCTGCTTGTAATCCGTACTCGTTAAGTTCCCCTGCGTGTACTGGATTGTTATTTGAATCTGTAATAAATTTCGGGTCACCAAAGGTTTCAGTAAGGTCACGTTGTGAAGTAAGTAAGTATGGCTTACCTGCGTTTGCCTTAAGTGTTCCTGCTGCCGTCCCTGTGCCTGCGCCATTGAGTTTATTCTCAGCGGAAGCAACGAATATCATTGGTACTGTACCTGGTTCAGCTGGGGTATAGAAACTTTCGTCTATTACGCTAACCTGTACTCCTGGTGATGTTAATGCCATTTTGTTCTCCTATTAGGTATAAGTTGTTATATGTATTTAGCATCTAGGATAAAAAAGGATGGCGAAAACACCATAAAAAAGGGACCGAAAAGGTGAGGTAAATACAGTATGAGACCATTATGTGTATGCGGACAGCGTCCTGCGGCAATTAACTATAAAAAAGGTAATAAAACTTATTACAGAAAACGGTGTGAACGCTGTTTAAGGACTTCCGGTAAAAGTGTCGGGGTTCCTAAATGGAAACAGCAAGGCTACATTAAAAAAGACAAATGTGAAAAATGCGGCTTTAGTAGCAGATACCCTGAACAGTTTAATGTGTTTCATGTAGACGGAGATTTAAACAACTGCCGGCCTTTAAACTTAAAAACTATTTGTGCTAACTGTCAACGTACAATTCAGAAAGAAGGTAGTCGCTGGAAGCAGGGAGACTTAGTCCCTGATTTTTAAAAATCCTGCGTATTAAAATATCCACATTCTTTTTAAGTCTTAGCATATCACCATTGTTGTCAATAGTATAATTACACATCCATTGTTCGATACTCATTGAGCTTGGATCTTCAGTAGGTAAGTAATCGCCTCTGTCTACCCATATTGCATGGTCAAATATTTCTTCATTTTGCATTGCAAAAAATTCACGCTTATTTCTCAAGCCACAATAGATATCGTGATGTTCAAACAAATTACGCCCTAAGCGAGCTAAGTCATTACTACAGTAATCGTGTATCATATTATACCATTCAGTACGATGATTGTGCCGATCTGCATAACACTCTTCTTCGTCTGCATACCCATACGTGTCTTTTAGGTCATTGAATATAAAAAGCTCTGAACAAAACTTTGATGATGATTGGAATGTATATCCGTATGCTTCTAGCAATTCGCATACTGTATCTTTACCATGACGACCATGGCCTACTATTAATAGTTTAGGCAACATAAATTAATCCTTTGTAATAGCTTATATTATAGTATACTTTATGCTACTTGTCAAGGTCTTTTTGTCTAAATTGATTATATGCTTCTTCGAAGCCTTCTTCGTGAATTGATGCTTCGTTATTGTTCCAAAGCCTGCGGAAGTAGCTATCTGCTGATGATAACACTGTATTTTCGTCTGGATTGATGTGACCCTTAACGAGCCAATAAAGCCTATAGGCTTCTTTTATTTCAGCTGCATTAGCCAATTGTAAAGCCGTAGCCTACACCGCCGCCAATTTGTAAGACTAAATCTGCTTTGAGTGATTCTATTTCAGCTTGTGCTTCTGCTTTAAGTGATTCGCCATTTAGAGTTGATCCACCTTGTGGACCGGCAATAGTAGCAAATTTAGATCTTGCTTCGCCAAGCATATACTTACAGCTGGCTAGTGTATAATCTTTGATCCACTGTACCGCTTGGTAATCTTTAAGTAGCTCAGTGTCTGGACGATAGTTATAACAAAACATCATTACAGATTCGTCCGATCTTGGTCTTTGTAATATAGTTAATTTCTTTGTAGTATTGTTCCATTGGAATTCAATAAAAGAACCAAACATACGTCCAACTAGTTCTTGGTATTGACTAAAGATATCGTATGTTGCTAGTCCGCCCATGTTAGAACTTGATAGCAAGTATGTGTTGGTATATGCCATATTGAACGGTTCAAATGTAGTACCGCCGTCTCCGCCGCCTGAACGTGACCCTATACTTCTACGGAATAACTTACGTACTTCCATAATTTCAGGTGCTAGTATATATTCGTTCTGATCAGGTACTAGCTCTAGAAAGATATACGATTCTTCTACAGCATTATCTGATCGTTGTCGATATGTAGTTAATGCTTTTGTTAATCCTGTTTCGTAATGAATAGGATCAAGTTCAACATCGATCATACCGCCGCCTAGCATACTATGCACGTAATCGAATACTTCTTGTTTTTGTGTTGCTAAATCTGACATATAATTGTTCTCCAATAGTATTTATCGTTCGGAGGCAACATTCGATAAATATGTGTATGCCAAGATTAAGTTTATATAAACCCGAACGGGGTGCAGATTACAGATTTTTAGATAAGCAAGTCCTTGAAATGTTTACCATTGGAGGGACAGACTTATTTGTTCATAAGTATATAGGCCCTAAGAACACATCAGCAGAAGAAGCTACTGTTGATCAACCTCGCTATGATGTAATTAAAGAAACAAACATACAAGATATGTTGTTTATGGAAAACAGAGATCGCAAGTATGATCCAGACATTTTTTCCATAAGAGGAATTTATAATGTACAAGATATAGACTTTGATTTAAGTCAGTTTGGTTTATTCCTAAGCAATGATACATTGTTTATGACTGTACACATTAATAGTAGTGTTGAAACTATAGGCCGTAAATTGATGGCTGGCGATGTTATTGAGTTACCCCATCTTAAAGATGAACATGCACTTAATGACTATAGCATAGCACTTAAACGCTTTTATGTTATTGAAGATATTAATAGAGCAGCAGAAGGATTTTCGCCTACATGGTATCCGCACTTATACAGACTTAAATTAAAGCAAATATACGATTCACAAGAATACAAAGATATATTAGACTTGCCGGCAGACGAACATGCTCCAGGTGGAGATACTCTACGTGATGTAATGTCAACGTATGAAAAGGAAATGCAAATTAACAATGCTGTAGTAGCACAAGCAGAAGCTGATGCGCCTAAAGCAGGATTTGATGTTGCACACTATTATAGTTTAGATTCTAATGCTGACGGTAGCATTGACCTTAAAAATGTTAATGCTGACGGCGATATACAAGCTAAGCCGGTTAGATCAGGTTATCAAGGTTACTTAGTTGGGCAAGAAAATGCACCTAACGGAGCAACATTTGGTCACGGTATATCTTTTCCAACTGATAAAGCTGTTGGTGACTACTTTTTAAGAACCGATTTTTTACCAAAACGTCTCTTCCAATATGACGGCACTAGATGGATTAAAGTTGAAGGTGATGTAAGAATGACATTATCAAATACTAATACCGAAAGTACACAAAAAGGAACGTTTATCAACAATACAAATACTAACTCAATTGCAGGTGAAACTGTTACAGAACGTAGTAGTCTAAGTAAAGCACTAAGACCTAAGAAACCAGAGGCGGATATCTAAATGCAGCATTTTTATGATGGTCAAATAAGACGATATGTAACTCAAATGGTTAGGTTAATGAGTAACTTTAGTTACAAAGATTCTGAAAGTAATCTTGTTACTGTACCAGTTATGTACGGCGACATTACTAGACAAGTTGGTAGTATCCTAAGAGATAACAGTGAGAACAAAGTACCAAGTGTGCCTAGAATGGGTGTTTACATTCAAGGACTAGAAACTGATAGCTCTAGGATATCAGATTCAAGTTTTATTAGTAAACAACATATTAGAGAGCAAAAGTATAATGCTGTAACTGAATCATACGAAGGCATTCAAGGTAAAAACTATACAGTAGAGCGGTTGCACCCTACTCCGTACATACTAAATTGTAATGTTGATTTATGGACATCAAATACTGATCAAAAATTACAACTAATGGAACAAATACTAGTGTTGTTTAATCCTACATTAGAAATACAAACAACAGATAATTATATTGACTGGACTAGTCTTACAACAGTAAGCATTACTAGTATTAATTTTAGTAGTAGAACTATTCCAGTAGGCACAGACAGCGAAATAGATGTAGCATCTATCAGCTTCGCAGTACCAATATATATTAGTCCGCCAGTTAAAGTTAAAAAACTTG